TGGAAGCTAATACATGCCAGTGGTCTTTATTAAGAATAGTCTTTATTAGGTGGCAAATTTTCGCTAGCTAAATATTGCCATTGTATCAGTGGCAAAATATTGCCATTGACTATGATTTTACTGTATATAATAACAGTGGTTATTGATATGCAAATACTTGCTTTATTTATTGGTTTTACTACACTGTGCTGTAATTTATTAAAGATAAGAGGCAAAATCATGCTTAAACTACATGACACAATGGAAGCTACATTTAAAGATACTGCAATTGATGTAATACACACCAGCGAAGCTTGTAATGGTTTTATACGTGTAGAAGACGAAACAGTAATGTTTAAGTTACAAGCAGGTAATGTAGCTGACTATGGTGTTAATGGTGTTCAGTGTGAAGAGATGCTTGAGTTTGTAGGTGGGTATTTGAAGACACTAGATGGTCACTATCCATCGGAATATAACAAGAAAGCAATAGAACATATCAATATGGCTATCGCTAATTTGAATCTGAGAACCAAGGATAGAGTAGAGCGTGGTGTTGAAGGTAAGGAGGAACTCTAATGCAAGCAAGTTTATGGGAAAGATTTAAGTATTGGTTATGTGATACGTTTGGGCATAGGAAGTCAGTGTTCAGCCATACATTTAATGGAAAGAATCATTATAACTGTAAGTTCTGTGGACGTATGGAAAGTAAACCAATCAAAAAAGGTAAAGACAGTGCACATTAAGAAAGGGATGCCTTCTGAAAGCTATACAAAGATAGATAATAGGCTTTGGAGTAGGCAGGATATTAGTGACGGGGCATTAAGACTATATGGTTTTATTGCTTCATTACCTAATGGTAAGGTTATTACTGATGCTTATATTATTAAGTCTCTTGGTTGGAGTCAGAGAACAGTAAGTAGTAAGAAAAAAGAATTAAAAGAAGCCAAGCTATTATTAATGGTTAAAATCAGTGCTAGAGTACATGACTTATATTTAGGGTATAGTAGGTTCACAGCGGAGCAAGTAAAAGCCATGTGGGAAGACGATGAATTATATACTGAGAAAGAGTAAGATTGACGACTCAGCACTGGAATCGGTGTTATCAAGCGGGTTAAGTAAAGGTGCTAAGTTATTATATGCTTATCTTTTTAAACTCCGCTCAGGTGAAATAGTAAATAGCCAGACTATTATTAAAAATAATATAGTCGTTAGTAGGGCAATGATAGGTAATTATAAGCGAGAGTTAAAGAAACATGGTTTAATCCATGAGAATAAGGATAAGACCAGCAATATTCGCTTTATTTATTTAGGGTCATTGAGTATTCCTGCTAACGTATTTGCAGAAGATTGGAAATACGAAATAGTGGAAAATACTAATGAAGACTAAATTACCTTATTGGCTCGTAATAACTGATAAAGTTAAAGCAGGCGACTCTAAGATGTTTAGAGTACGTATTAATCCTAAGTACAAAGAGCATAAAGGTGTGTTGGCGCACGAAGAAACACACATTCAGCACTGGTATTTAGGATTTATTCCTTGGTTTTGTGTAGCTATTGCTGTTGGTACATTGTACTCGTGGAATACCGCAGTGTGGTTTATCGTTCTTGGTTTTGGTTTCAAAGACTTGTTGTATACCTTTGTACGTAAAGCACGGTTAAAGATGGAAGTTTTGGCGTACCGTAATCAAATTGAAGTAGAAGACGGTGATTATAGTGAGTTGTACGCAGAATACTTAGCTAGTCCTTTGTATGACCTGCGTATAACGAAAGAAGAAGCGTTACGACAACTAAGAGGAAACTAAAATGGAACATGTACTGAGTGATGATGATTTAATGAAGGATGATGTAGATGACGCATTAATGGAACAAGATTTCAAAGATGGTGGTGCAAAGCATCCTACTATAGAAGCATCATGTATTTCTTCATTAATGCGTAATATAGTATATAGTACACATAGAGTACCTAATACTACTACTGTTGTGGCAACTGCAACATTAAATCTTAATGGGCAGACGTTTACATTAGCCAGTGCTAGTACTGCATGTGCAGACCCTCGTAATTTTAACGAGGAAAAAGGTACTTATTACGCACTACAAAAAGCCACTAAAGCTGCTAGGGAAAAACTCTGGGAGTTTGAAGGGTATTTATTATTTAAAAGACTCGCAGAAGAGCAAAAAGGAGAATAGTCATGTTGTTATCTGCTGCTAAATTAGTTCGTTGGGTTCATAAAATCGTTGTAGCAACTGCTGCTGCTGCTGTACCGAGTGATTTTGGTCGTACACGCTTAGCCTATCAAAAGATGTTGCGTGAGCTTTGCCAACTGGCAACGAGCGAAGGGATTACCCTTAAACGTCTTAAAGAAGACGCAGCGAATCATCCTTACTTCCGTCTTAATAAGGGTTCGGATAAGATTGCCGAAGCAGTTTGGGAAGGACGTAAGGAATACATATCGCATCTTAAGGACGAAGAGAAGGGAACGGGTAGTAAGCAGACAACCCAGAGCACCTCCAAAGATAAAGATTCTGGTGGAAGTGCTGATAAAGACCCTTCTAAGGACAAGTAAGGTACGAGCACAAGGGGTAGGGCGTTAGCCCTCGCCCCGCTAGTGCGGAGTACCGAACGCAGTCGAAAAACCTACCAAATATTGACAAAATACCCCTTCACCTATATAACACCTAAATATCATTATTAAATTTAGGTATCGTTATGAGTACTACATTAACTGTAGATTTAGTTAAATCCGCTACACCAGCCAACTTACGTAATAATATTACTCAAGAGTTTGTTAATAAACTTAATACCATAGATAAAGACCCATTAGTTGCTGAACAGATGCGTGAACGTGCATTAGGGTTTATTAATGTCCTTTCGGAAGGTAAGTTCCGTATTGACGATTATCTTAACGCAGTTAAGTTTGTTACTTACAGAATGTCTGGTTCAACGCAACAAGCTGCTTATTGTAAAACCTTCCCAGACCGTCATTTAAAGTTTAAGGCAGATAATCTAACCAACAAAGAAATCAGTGCATACACTACAATGTACGCTAAAGGTAAGTTGGTTAGTATGCTTATGGAACGGGCAATGATACCTGTTTGGCTTGTTAACGCAGATAACTTCCAGAAAGCTATTAATACTCAAGTGGAAATTATGACGGATGTTAATAATAGCGCTATGGCAAGAACTACAGCAGCTAACAGTGTAATGACTCACATCAAACCACCAGAAACTGCTAAGCTAGAGATTACTAATAACACCGAAGAACAGCAAAGTGTTCTACAAGAATTACGTAAAGCCACGCAAGCTCTGACAGCACAGCAACGTCAATCTATCGAAAATGGCACACATACCGTAAAAGACATTGCCCATTCTGATATAGTAGACGCTGATATTATTGAGGAATAAATATGAGTGAGTTAACAGACTTAGAAGCAGAGGACTTTGTAGCACCTTCCGTAGAAGAGTTACTTAATGATGTTGATTACTCTGATTTAGAAAACTATATACCTAGTGACTTTGCTTTAGAGTTTGTTAACTTTATTAAGTTAGTAGAAGGTGGTAAGACTGAGAATAAAACCCCTGTAGTACATTACAGGATGATAGATAATTTTATTCAAGATAATGGTTTAGATACCATTAATATGTGCCACCGTGGTATAGCAAAGTCTACTCTTAAAGAATACCTAATATTATATTTAGGTGTCTATGGTGAGCTACCTAACTTCGGTAGAATACCTTATGGTTTGTATGTATCCGATAGTATGGATAATGGTGTTAAAAAGATGCGTAAATCTCTTGAATACCGTTATGAGAACTCAGACTTTTTAAAAACTTATATACCTAAAGTTAAAATTACTGATAACCGTTGGGAATTTATAAATATAGAAGGTGTTTCTACAGTATTCTCAGGGCATGGCGCAAAGACAGGTGTTCGTGGTACTCGTGAAAACAACTCCCGTCCTGTAATAGCATTGCTGGATGACTTAATATCAGATGCAGATGCTAGGTCACCTACAGTAATTGCTGACGTAGAAGAGACAGTCTACCGAGCCATCGACCACGCACTACATCCGCAGAAACGTAAAATTATCTGGTCAGGTACTCCGTTTAACTCTCGTGACCCATTATATAAAGCAGTTGAGTCTGGTGCATGGAATGTAAACATCTATCCTGTATGTGAGAAGTTTCCGTGTGAAGAGCACGAATTTAGGGGTTCATGGGCAGACCGTTTCGGCTACAAAGAAGTAATGCGTAGTTACATAAAAGCTAAACGCTCAGGTAAGATTGCTGACTTTAACCAAGAATTGATGCTTAGAATTATGTCTGAGAAAGAACGTCTAATTAAAGACCATGAAATTAAGTGGTACAGTCGTGACAAGCTTATGGCTGTTAAGAGTTTATTTAACTTCTATATTACTACTGACTTTGCAACTAGCGAAAAAACTGGTGCTGACTTCTCAGTAATTAGTGTATGGGCAGTAAATAATAATAGTGATTGGTATTGGGTAGATGGTATCTGCGAACAGCAGGATATGAGCGCCAATATTAAAGACTTATTTAGATTGGTTCAGTTATATGACCCGTTACTGGTAGGTGTAGAAATCTCAGGACAGCAGAAAGGTTTTATTAAATGGATACAAGATGAAATGCTTGTACGTAAGTGTTTCTTCAACTTGGCTTCTGATAAGAACACTGGTGAAGCTGGTATCAAACCAAACACAAATAAATTAGAACGATTCAACGTTGTTGTTCCTTGGTTTAGGTCACTTAAGATGCACTTCCCAGAAGAGTTACGTAACTCTAAGCCAATGCAAGAAATGTATAATGAGCTATCTCTTGTTACGTCTACTGCTTTCAAATCAAAGCATGATGATTTTATAGATACTATATCAATGTTACCTCTTATGTCTTATTATTTACCTAGCCATGATAATAAAACTACTAGTGATGAAAGCGGTGGTATATACATGGGCGAAGACGAAGATTATGAAGAAGAGTACAATATTGACTCTTATGTAGAATAGGTAAATAAAGATGTTCCTTACTATTAATGAAACTAGACCTACTTTTGTTGCGCCAGCCACTAAAGAATACACGATTGTCCCTGTCCTTGGTTCAGGTAGTGCTTCCCTAGAACTTAAACTACATGGAAGCACTAATTGGGGTAGTTTAGGTGACTTAACTGATGAAGTTAAACAAATTACCCTCAGCGAAGGCACTAAAATTAAGATAACCGCTTCTGGTGGAGCATTTGCGGAGATTGGTTAATGACAATATTAAAAAGTCCTTTAGTCTCTGCAATGAAGCCTTTGCTAGGTAATTCTAAAGTGCAGAGGTATTTTACTGAGTTTACTGGAAGTAATAGTTTTTACATAGAAATACCACCAATCACTCTACCTACTAACACCCCATGGGTGCTTAGAGTAGTTGCAGCAGTGCCTAATGAGGGTGCTTATTTACTAGCTAATCATACTAAAGATGACTCACAATCTCGTTTTGGTTTACTAAATGATGGCAGGACGTTTGGGCTATCTAATGATAGTAATAATATTGGGGGAGATACCCAAGGCATGAAAGGTGGTAATCAGTTACGTACAATGGAAGCTGTTAATAATGGTGGAGGTACTATAACTATTACCATTAATGAAGTACAAGTGAATAGCTTTAACGATGGTACGTTATCTCCTGTACTAAGGAGCATAGGTAGGCAATATAACGGAGATACTGGAGTACCTCCTATGGAAGGGGTAATATCCTTAGTACAGATTGAAGTTGATGGGGTGGTCTTGCTAGATATGCCTATTAATGGTAACTACACGCCTGAGAATAATATCGTTACAGATATATCTGGTAATGGTAACCATGGCACATTTCAAGGTATCTTTGCTGGAGCTAGTGAACTTTATACACAAAATAATGAAAGTCATTGGGAAACTTCAACAAAGTTACTTAAAACATCTTAAGGATAAGTCTTATGTCTATAACAGAACAGACTATTACAAAACCAACAGTGCAAGATGTTTTAAGCATTCTTGCTTATGGGAATTTTAGAAGTATAGCCACATCACAAGAAGGGTTAGGGTTTAAAAGCTCTCAACTACCTACAATGATGGCTTTTATCAACCCAGCTATCCAAGAAGTCTTTAATAGATTTAATCTTGGTATGAATAAAGTAAAAGTAGTTTTTGAAGATGGTCGTAAGAAATATGCGATTAATAAAAACTATGCTTATTCTGTAGTAGGTGAAACAGGTACTGTTGACGATACAATACAGAACCCATTAACAGGTACAGTGTCTAGTATTGTTTTTGTTGAGACAGAAGACGAGTACGTATTCTCTATTAATGATAGAAGTGAAGAATACTTAGTTACCTCCTCTAATCCTTCATTTATCACAGTAAATGACACTTTATTGAGTAAAGAAAAAGGTCTTTACTTATATATCGTTACTCAGCCTACTAAACTACCACTAGATACTAGTGATAGTGTTAAAGACTTAGAACTAGATATTCCTGAGCACTTCTTAGAAGTAGTAGCACTATGTACTGCTAAACTTTATTACTCATCTTCGGGAAGTAAAGAGAACGTGCAAAGAGCATCGTTATTTAATACTCTATATGAACAAGCAGTACAGGTATTAATGGATAGCGGGGCTAAGCAGGACATGGAGTTCTTTAGTCCTGCGGAGGACATGAGAGAATGGGCTTAACACTAACTAACGAAGCTACCAATAAGGTAGCTTCTTTCAATCATAAACTAGTAAAAGAAATCAGCGGTGATTACACAGCGTTACCTGAAGATAGTTTTTTAGTTTTAAGTATTGAAGCAAGCCAATTTGGTAATGTAATTACCTTAAGCCCAGACCTTCCCGTAGGTGCAGTGGTTACTGTATTCAATAAAAACCCTGACGGGTATTTCAATTTTCTTTTTACTGGTGCAGAAGATATTGAAGCTACTCAGCTTACAAACACTAACTTCAAAACTGCCAGTATTATTAAGGTAAGCAGCACTGCGTGGAAGTATGTTTATGGGTATAAGGTGTATCCATCTACTGCTGCCTTAGAAGAAGCTATCCAAGACCTCTTAGCCTTAATCCAAGATAACACTGATGCTATTACTGGTTTAGAAGGGGATTTAAGCTCACAGCAAGAAATATTTAATGCTTTCGAGCAGAAAGTAACTGAGTTTGAAACCTCTATCAATACAGGTGTTGCACAGTTAGAAGCTGATGTGAGCACAGCGTTTAACCGCTTTGATGAGCTTTCAGACGAGATTACTGCATTAGCAGGGCTAACAGACCTCTATAACCGAGAAATAATCGCATACTCCGCTCAGGAGACTCTATCGAGACAGCAAGCAGACACTGACTTATTGATGAGTATTGCTGATAGTGCTGCTGCAAGAGATGAACTTAATAGACGTAGACGAGAGAATGAACGTCTTATAGATGCTGCTGTATATATTGACCCTGATAACGGGGAAATAGTTAATAGAGCATTCAGTTTTACAGAAGAGTACTTTACCCAAGCTAGCTTACGTATTGATGGGGTAGAGGGTGAAATTAATGCAGCAGTAGCTCGAATAGATTTATCTGAAACAGATATTGAAAACCTATACTCAGAATTAAGTTTATTGCCAGGTGTTATTTCTGCTACTGCACAATCTGTAGTAGCACAGAATATTAGTGCATTAACACCAGCACACTCATTTAATTTCTTTGATAGTGCTCAAGGATGGGTAGCTGTACAAGGAACACTTACAGAAGACCTTGGTTACATATCTACTACGTTCGGTGACATAGAGAACACTTCTCTTAATTATAATGGTTTAGACGACCCTGCTATTAGAGTTCAGTGTAAACGCACAGCAGGTACTGGCTTTGCTGGTGATATAGAGATTACAGACTCTAATAATATAAAAAATTACATATCTGGTGTTATTCCCAATGACTTGATAGATGGTGAGTACGTGTTCCTAATCATAGATATGGAAGGTTTTGCTAACTATCAAAAAGACATCACAGGGTTACGCTTAGTACTGGGTGAGTCTGCCAGTGATGAGTTCGATATTAAGTCCATTGTAGTAGGTAAAAAAGATGCGTTACTGCAAGAGTTCAACGAGCTTACTGGACGAGTTACTGATGCTGAGTTTCGTATTGATGCTGTAGAAGGGCAGATAGAGCAAAAGCTAGATGTAACTACATACATTACAGAAGGGGTTACTCGTTCTAACGTATCATCAGTGCTTGATGGTGTAGATAGTTATATTGAGTTAAAAGCATTACGTCAGGAAATAGACTTAAACGACACGGTAACTAAAGCAAATGCTGCATCCATAGATATAGACGCATTAGAAAATACAATTACTCAAGCAGTAGAAAGCTTTAATACAGATATAGCTGGTTTAGGTAGCCAAGTAAGCTCTGCGTTACAAGAAATTAATGAGCTAAGAATACGTCAACAAATCATAGGTATTGGGAAAACTACAGGTGATTTTGAACAAGATATTGATTTCTTAAAAAGCCTTAGCGAACAAGGTTTACGTGAGTATGTAATCAATACTAAAGCAAAAACAGCAGCATTAGCTATTGAAGACTTAGAAGTAGAAATTAGTCCTACAGGAAGCATTGGTAGACGTATATTAGATTTAGAGTCTGTAACTAATACACTAGATGGTTTAATAACTGCTAATTTACGTGAAATCCAAATAGTAGCTACCGATTTAGATGGCACTACTCAAGCAGCAAACCAACTAGAGCTAGAGGTACAGAAGCTAGACGGTGCATTAGAAGGTGCGCTAACTGAGATAAGCAGCGTTAAAATAGACGCGGATAATAATGCAGAAGCTATCTCTGGGGTGCAGCAAAGCTTAAATAATGAAGTGCTTGGGCTAGAGTCTTCAATACAGAGTATAAACAGCAATATTATCTCTATCGAAGATGACTTATCGACTACGGCATCAGCACTAAACGCTATAGAAGGGCAAGTAAATAACAGCACTACTGGATTAGCTGCTGCATTTAGCCTTGCTCAACAAGCAAAGAACTCTAGTGATGGGAATACAAGCAGCATTACTTCTATCCAAAACGATATAGAAGACCTAGAAAATGATATTTCATTAAATGCTACTTTTGCACAGCAAGTAAAATCAACTGCTGATGGTAATAAATCCAGCATCACAACTATTCAAAATAGATTGGATAATAGCTCTACTGGTTTAAGTGCGTTAGCACAGTCTATTCAAGGGGTAGAAGAAGACCTTGATGGTACAGTGACAGTCCTAAACCAAACACGAGCAGAGTTAAATACTGCTGAGGGTGATATTAGCGCAGTCGCATCTACATTAAATGGCGTTAGTAATACAGTTAATAACCATACTACTGCTATTAATGGCTTAGAGACAGATATTAGTGGGTTGAGTTCTGATGTAAGTGCTAACGCATCATTACTACAAACAGTAGAGAATAAAGCTGATAATGCTTTATCTAGTATAACTACTATATCTAATAGAGTTACTAGTGTAGAAGACTTCGCTGATGCACAAATACAAGTTAATGCTAGCTATGATTCAAGCATAGATGCTTTAGTATCAAGAATACGTTTAGTTGCAGATAGTAATGGACGTATTGCAGGTATTGATATTAACAATAGTGGTTCGACTTCTAGGATAGATTTAAAAGCTAACTCAGTACGCTTCTTAGATAATAATAACAGTGCAAGGGTTTACTTCGATACTGCGAATAATCACTTTGTATTTAAGGGGCATATAGAAGCGGAGACAGGTGACTACAGCGGTAATTTATCTGGTAACACTATAACAGGTGCAGAAGTTTATGGTAGTAAGTTCTCTACTTCAAACAGTACAGCTACCCGTATAGAAGTTGAGGATGACGGTACTTATCTTATCTGGGCAGGTAGTGGTAGCAAGACAGACAGCAACGGTACATTTTGGATTAAAAAGAATGGTACTGGTTACATCAAAGGTAGTTTTTTTGAAGGTGGTATTGTAGAAAGTCAATCAGCTACTGGTGTGTATTCTGCTTCTGTGAGTCATAAAAGTGCAGGAAAGAATGTAACAATTACTGTTGGTTCGACAGGTAGTGCTTTTGCTAACACTAGTAATGCTCCGTCAGGTGGTGTAGGAACGTCTACTTATTTAATAGATTATACAGTTAAAAGAGGCAGTACTGTTTTAGAATCAGGCAAGATTAACGTAACTCGTGATGTAAGATATGAGCAAGGAGAGTACCTTACTGTAGACACTTATTCTTTTGGTACATCATTTATAGATGACAATACAGGAAGTACAACGTATACCTATAAAATAGAAGTAGGTACGTTAAACTTATCTGGTAGAAATCAAAAATGCTCTATATCAACATTTGAAAACATTTTAAGTTAAGATGTATCAATATCAGTAACTAATAGTTAGGAAATATAATGGCTAGTACATTTTGGATTGGCACAAACGTAAAGGTAACTAATGGTAGTGCTACTGTTGAAGTTACTTCTGGTGATGTAATTACTAAAGTTAAAGAGAATGCTGCATTTGTAGCAAGTAACTTTAGTTTACCTTATGAAGTAGACCGTACTTATACAAACAACGGTAAAGACTACATTGTATTGAAAGAAAACTGGCAAGGGGCTAGCGGTACTGGTTTAAATGCAGTAGCTATTACTAGTCCTGCTGGTATTGAAGAAGCACGGCAAACATTAATTAACTTAATTAGTGTATATGAAGGCTTTGCTAACGATGTAAAACCTACTGTAGAAGGTGATGCTATTGTTCAGCGTACCAGTGCAGGGCGTATTAAAACTGCCAATGCAGTATCTTCGGATGAAGCAGTAGCTTATGGGCAGCTAGGTAGTGCTGCAACTAAAGACGTTGGGACTAATCCTAATGACTTGCTTGAATTAGGTGCATTTGGTTTAGGTGCTAACGGCGATGATTTTTTAAGTTCTTCTTTAGACATACTAGGCAATTTGCCAACTGGCTTTTATAACACTTACAATAGCACAACAGGAATGGAGAACTTATCGGGCGACACTCTCATAGCTACTAGGTTTAATACCGATAACAACGGAAGACGTTTGCTTTTACGTAGGGACGGTATTAAATACAAAGCTCAGAATTCTGACGGTAGTTGGGGAAATGAAATCGACCTGTTACATACAGAAAATACGGGTGACGTTGTTACAAGAGACATTATATCTTCCTCAAACGACACAACAATAGGCAGAGTACTTACAACCGTTACGGATTTTAACTTTTTCTCTTTAAGAGACTTTGGTGACTACTACCCTACTAGTGCTAATAGAGATATAGACACAGTAGGAGCAGGGGATATTGCCCTGTACGCTACTGGAAACCAAGGGACATTCCCTTTTAACCCTAATATCGGTTTTTACCACATTGCAACCCAGAAGAACTATACGGGGTTTTCAAGAACCCAGTTTGCAACAGGGTATTTTGGCACATATGCTTCAAACGACAGCCCAACATACTCAATGCGTACTATTGACAATTTAGGTGAGGGTTGGACGGACTGGGCTAATTTTCTACATGATAAAAATACTAACCTTAATGAGTTTGGGGGAGCAGGTGCTCACTCTGTGATTGCCACTGGGGTTGGTCGTACAAATTCTGAAATTTTATTCTATCTGCCTATCAATTCTTTTACTGAACCTACCGGAATATCTGTCAAGGTTGGGTTTAATATTAGAGGTGAAAATAACATAGATACAGGGAACGAAAACTTAATGTTATCTAATACCTTTAGTGGCACATTAAGTTCTACTAGATATTGCGCTTTAATTGTAGGTGGCTTGGTCAATATAAACGTAGGGCAGACTTATCGCTTACAGACCGTAAACAACCTTTCTAAACTCACCGTCAACTTCTAACCACTTAAGGAACGACAATGCTAAAATTTATTGATGAAAGCGACTTCCTAAAAGTCGATACATACAAAGAAAATGAGGATGGTTCTGTGTCATGGATATATGACGAAGGGGAAGGTCTTCCTACACATTCTGGTGTTATCAGAGAAGGCTTTACTCGTACAACACAAGTACAGACAGGAGTTGAGCAAGTAAAAACTGGTACTGAAGAAGTTCAGGTTGGGGAAGAAGAGGTTATCATCGACAAAGACGATGAAGGTAATAGTATAACTGAAATGCAGCCAGTGTATGAAAGTAGGGATATTTTTGAAGAGCAGCCTGTATTTGAAGACAAAACAATTGATGTATGGGCAAAGCTTCAAGAGATGGTTTCAACAGGTACACTTAGTATTGAACCGTTAGATATAGTTCCTCTTATTGAAAGTGCTAAACAAGCTATTAATACTCAGCGTGATGCTAAAATAGCTGGTGGTATTGAATTTGAAGGAGATACTTATCAAACAGCACCTGTAAATCTTACTGATATGTTAGAAGCTGTTGTAGCTGATAGAGATACTCAGTGGCTAACAGAAGACAACACTGTTGTAGATATGCCAGTAGCTAAGCTTAAAAGGTTAGTTAGTGCTATAGCAGATTTAAAAGAGCTTTATATTTATAAAGCAAGACAACATAAGAACAATGTCTTACAATTAACAACTAAAGAAGATATAGAGCAATACCTAGCAAACTTAACTTGGTAAACTAAATAGTTTCTGGTATTAAATAAGAAGGCGTATTACTACGCCTTTCTTTTGCTTATCAATAAATTATAGGAGCTAATATGGTTACTCCCTCGGAAATCGTAGCATCATTACTAGGCGCAGGGGCAGTAGGCAGTTGGTTCTGGTATGATAAAAAACGCACAGATAATCGTATAGATGCCTTAGAGAAAAAACAATCCGAGCACAACACTACGCTAATCCAAATAAAAAGCACTACAATTACTGAAAGTAAATCTCGCGAAATCTCAGAAGAAGTGGCTAAACGCACTCAAGCAGAAGTTATTAGAACACAGGCTGAGGTCGCAGAAACAAAAGCAATGGTAACCACCATACTTAACCAAGTAAACACGTTGGCTTCTAACTTGCAAACTCATACAGCAGTAACCAAGGCGCTCCAAGAGCAAGAGAAGAACCAACAAGGTAATTAATATGAAAGCTTTTATCGTAGATGATGCACCCATAATCCTATCTATCATTGCATTTATGTTAGATAACGAAGGGATAGAATCCCACTATACAACAGAAGTAAATGATGCGTTGTACGATGAAATAGCTGAATATGCACCAGATGTAATTATTTTGGACTTGTATTTGAAAAGCCATGATGGTGTTGCTGTAGCAAAACGTATACATGAGATTGAAGACTTAAAGAATATTCCTATTATTGCCATCTCCCACTCTCACGACCTATTCAGTAGGGTAATGCTTAACAGTAAAGACTTTGCCAACTACTTAGAGAAACCAGTAGTTAAAGAGAAGTTGTTACCTTTGGTTAATACCTATGGCAGTATTGGTAAGATACTTAACGTAGGGAAACAATTACTAAAAGGTAATACTGATGACAGCGATACTAAGCCTGATAACAAAACATAAAAAGATTGCCAGTACTTTAGGTATACTAATAGCACTTACTACTCTAGTTAGTGCTTTGTATGCTGGATACAACAATTTAAAAAATAGCTGGTATGAGAGAGGTGTTAAAGACACTGAACTCGTTTATAAACAAGCTTTAATTGATGCTAGAGAACAATATGATGTAGAGCTTAAAGCAAGTCTTGAGCTTTACAAACAACAACTTACTGCTGACTTTGATGAAGAACTCACAAGAGTAAAAGCAGAGCAAGTTATAGATAATAAAGTCTCTAAGGAAATTGAATATGTTTATAAAGAAATCATTATACCTGCTGAGTGTAATACTGTTCCTACTAAGTTTGGTAAGTTGTTCAACGAAGCCATCCACACCATCAATAGCAACATTGCCCCCAATAAACAAAGCAGAGTTGATACCTTCAATTCCCAACTCTTTACTTACTAAGTGCAGGGAAGCTTACCCATTACAGGTGTTCCAAGAAACGGACACTCTCCAAGATTTGTATGCGACTATTCTCTTTAACTTGGGTCAAGTACAGAAGTGTTATAAAAAAGACGAAGCTTTGGTAGATAAGGTACAGGAACGTGATAGAGCGATTAAAGAAATCCTTTGATTGGGTTACCCATAATAATTTACGTGAGATAGCCACTACACTTAACTTTTTCAATCTTATTGAAATAGGTGTGGTCGTTTGGGTACTAATTGAGTTACATCGTTTACTTAACTGGTACATGGATAACATGACAATAGAGCATTTTAACGGTGTAGCATTCTGGGGAGCTATTGCAGGTGCTATTACTGGTTTACTGGGTGCATTAAAGTTTATGCATGATACGTTGAAAGAACGGAGAAAAATGCAATGATTTTATATCAACATTTTAGAGAGTTAATTGAAGATACTACCTCAGATTTACGTTTGAGCAAACCTGAGTTCACTATGGCTTGCAGTATGCTAGTAGCCCATGAGTCTCTTGGCGGTAAGTATTTACGACAACACCCTACTGGTGAAGGTCTGGGAGTAATTCAAATGGAACGAGCTACTCACCGTGATACATGGCAGTACTGCGACAATATAGAAAAGTATGCTGCTCTGTTAGGCTATACAGAAGATGTAAATAAACTTAAGTACGATTTACGGTACAATATTTTTATGGCTAGGATGCGTTTTATAATGGATGTTAATCCATTTCCTAAAGACGAGCGTGGTATGGCGGAGTACTTAAAGAATTATTGGAACAGTCCTTTAGGTGCAGCAACCGCAGATAAGTACTTACGCGATTATTATAATTGGATAAAAGGCTAAGAAAAATGATAGACAACTTTATCTGCCAAACCGTAGCTAGTAACGGCAATGCAGCAACTATTTACTTGGAAAATGCAGTAACAGGCTTTGGTAAATTTAGTGATGCATTCACTACAGATACAGTTGTCTATTACACTTTAATTGATGGGAATAATAAAGAAACTGGTGTTGGTGAATATAACCCAACTAACGAAACATTAACTCGTACTAAAGCGTTTACAGCAATAGTAGGTGGTACTTATCGTAAAGAACCAGTTACTTTCATTAGTTATAGTAATACAGCGATAGTAGCTTCTATGAACTCGGTAGAAGCATTGCTACATAAAAAAGTTTCTTGGGTTAAAGAAAACCTTCCTCTACAGGTATTCACTACAATGGGTGGTACGGTTAAAGGGTTTGTAGCTCCTACACTGACGCGACAAGACGATTTCTTGACGGGACAATACTTCCTACCTAATAACATTGTAGAAGGCTCAGAAGCGTATATAGAGCTTCTTTTGAAAACAGAAGCAGCAGCAAATAATCAAGTATCTCTTGTTACTGAGTATATTGCAGCTATTCCTAACACAGCTTTATCTTTGGTAAATAGAGAATCTACTCGACACTTGTTTACGGAAGGGCAAGATAATGCACCTGAGTTAGTAAGAATACCTTTAACAGGTGTTGGGGTACGTAATGCTAGCGTTGCTTTTAACATCTATCGAGATTTTGCAGATGGTTTAGATACGGTAAACTCTACCTTAACTATTCTTGGGTCACGTATTGTTTATCAAATAAATCGTGTTAGTAGTTTAGAGGTTGATGATTGATGTTCGGATTTGGGCACTATGGTTTAAGTACATTTGCAGGAACGCTTGGCGAAATATCACTAAAGCGTTTTACTGCTATTACTTACTTTAGTTACCAAGTAGCCAATACATTTAATAAAGAAACTGCCTTTAGCTATACTGTTTTTAATGATTACATTAAACCTTTAGAAAGTAGTTATATTGTTTATGCTGATTTATCTGTTGAGTGCACAGCCAAATATCAAGTACTAAACACAATAACAACCACTAAAGATTTTAGTTATATAACCTTCAATGGACTTACTATTACTAAAGACTTTGCTTGGTTTAACGACCCTAGAATGTATCCTTATATTTATGAAAATAAATCTAGGGATTGCCCAGACAAAGAAATTGACTACTTGCCTAAAGACTCCATTAACGTAATTAAAAATGATAAAGTGGAAGTACGTAAGAAAAAGTCAGTTAAAACCAGACGAAAAGGTACTGTTAGATTATGAGCTTAAGTACAGACGATATTGTATTTATGGATTCTGCTAATGGTTTAGGGGGTGCGCTAACTTCCCTTATTCCAGAAGACGCATTACATAATGTTTTTGATAGAGTATCAGGGAAAGAAGCTAAGTTAGGTGATGTTGAGTATCGTTGTGTATATATTAAAAATAGAAGCACAACAGACACCTTATATAATGCCACTGTTCACTTGGCTTCTACAGTAAGCGGTGAAAAAGAACAAATTGGAATTGGTTTAGGACTAGCCCCACTTAACTCAACAGAGCAAATTATAACAGAAGAAGATGATGCTCCTTATGGAATTACTTTTGTAGAAGAAGTGGGTATTGATAATGCTTTACCTCTAGGTGATTTAAGTGCGGGAAGTTATAAAAGTATTTGGATAAAAAGAAGTATACTCCCTAACGCACCTGTAAGCAGAGAAAGTACTTTTACACTATCCGTAGATGGGGACATATTTTAATGGCTATTGAAGTTAAAAGAACTGCTTATAGAAGTAGTGCTGGCGTACATTTCCCAGATGCTGTGATTAATACCGAAGAGTATTATGCAGTAGACTTTAACCATCTTATTGATGTAGAAAGCGAAACAGTAACGGATGTTACTTGGGAAACTCCTACTGAAATTACAGTAATGGATTCATATATTAATACTGAATTTAATGAAGCACATGTTAAGCTTAAGCCCACTAAAGCTGGTATTTATAAAATTGTGTGTGTTATTACTTCCGAAGATACGGGAAGAGTTCAGAAACCGCGCAAAGAAGTAATTTTAAGGGTTGATTAGTAATGACTGACGAACAGCAAGAAATTAAACGCAGTATAGACGAAATGAATTTAGAGCAGGGATTTGACCACGGTTGGGAAAATCCTCCTACTGTTCGTCAGCTAACAACCGAACTTGAAGACGCATTGCCGTACCATACTGCACAAGTAGAGCGTATAGACGAGTGGGTACATAACCTCCACCGTAAACGTGTTGTTGACGCTAAGAAAAGTAAGAAGAAAGGTAAAACCAAGTCTGAATACCAACCTCGCTTAATTAGAAAGCAAGCTGAGTGGCGTTACCCTTCACTTACTGAGCCTTTCTTAAACACTCCTGAGATGTTTACTGTAGAGCCACGTACAGCACAAGACGTAAGACGAGCAGTACAAGCTGGTTTGATGCTTAACTACCAGTTTAATAACAAGCTTAATAAAGTTGAGTTCATTGATGAGTTTATCCGTGCTTTAGTTGATGAAGGTACGGCTATAGTACGTACTGCTTGGAAGTATGCTACTCGTACAGAAACTCGTGAAGTACCCGAAATAGAGTATCGCGTAAGCCGTGACCCACAATATGTAGAGCGGTTAAACCAACTTATACAAGCAAGCCAACAGAACCCTGCAATTCTTGAATCATTACCAGAGCCAAATAGAATTGCTCTTGAAATGTCGGTAGAACAAAACCGCCCTATTCAAGCAATTGAAACAGGGGAAATGGTTACCGAAGAATATGAGGTAGTAACAGCAGACCACCCTGAGTTAGAAGTATGTAATTACGACTCAGTTATTATTGACCCTACTTGTAAGGGTAATATTGATGACGCTACGTTTGTTATATATAAGTTTGAAACGTCTTTATCTGAACTACAAGCTAGCGGTAACTACTCTAATTTAGAGTATATTAATCTTGAAGAAAGTGGCATTTTAAAAGAGAGTGATGAGTTTGTTGATGATAAAACAATTGGTTCATTCAATTTTAAAGATAATGCTAGAAAACGTATTATTGCTCATGAGTATTGGGGCTATTGGGATACTGATGATACTGGTATTGTCCGACCCATTGTTGCTACTTTTGTTAACGGAGTAATGATTCGATTAGAAGAGAACCCGTTTAGTCATGGTAAACTTCCTTTCGATATAGCTCGTTTAATGCCACGTAGAAAAGAAGTGTACGGTGAACCAGATGGTGAGCTAATTCACGATAACCAAAAAGTAGTTGGTGCGTTATCTCGCGGTATGATTGACCTTATGGCTAAAGCTGCTAACGGTCAAACAGGTTACGCTAAAAACTACTTAGACCCTCTTAACAGACGTAGATTTGAGAACTATCAGAACTACGAGTTTAATCCTACTATTGCCCCAGACCGAGGTATTTACCAGCATAAGTATCCAGAAATACCTGCTAGTGCTTATAACATGGTTCAAATGCACCAGAATGAAGCTGAGAGCTTTACTGGTGTTAAAGCGTTCCAGCAAGGTATTAATGGTGATTCACTTGGTTCTAGCGTTGGTGGTATACGTTCAGCACTAGATGCAGCAGGTAAACGAGAACTGTCTATCCTACGTAGAGCAGTTGCCTGTATGCAATCAGTAGGTAAGAAAATCATTGCTATGAATGCTCAATTCCTTGATGGAGAGCAATTCATTAAAGTAACTGATGAACAGTTTGTTGAAATTAACCCAGATGATTTAACAGGTGAGTTTGACCTTAAACTAGACATCTCTACAGCAGAAGCTGATAACGAGAAAGCTAGTGAGTTAGCGTTTATGCTACAGACTATGGGTAACAATGCTCCGTTTGATATTACTAAGATGATACTTATTGATATTGCTCGCTTACGTAAGATGCCTAGCCTAGTTAAACGTCTTGAGAACTGGAAACCAGAACCTGACCCATACGAAGAACAAATGAAGCAAATCACGCTTAAGCTTGAAATGGCTAAAGCTATTGAGATGGAAACCCAAGCTAAGAAGAACTTGGCTTCTGTTGAGAAAGACCTTGCTAATGCTCGTAAACTTGGTTCAGAAGCAGATAATGCAGACTTAGCATTCTTAGAGCAAGAAACGGGTACTACTCACGCTAGGGAATTAGAAAACATGAAAGCTCAGTCAGAAGGTAATATTGAGCATGAAATTGTTAAAGCACGGCTAAATGCAAATAGTACTGGCAATAACAGCCAAAACAGTTAATATAATTAACGTTCACTATAGCATTTAATAAAAGGTTTTATTTTTATGAACGACACACAACAAGTAACAATGACTCTTGAAGAAGCAGAAGGACAAGTAAAGCTAAATACGCATTTACAAAATCTGCTGAATAACGAAGATTTTAAAGCATTGTTTATGGAGCATATCTTCAAAGACGATGTTATCCGTATGCACAAGCTATTAGGCGACCCTAGCATACGAGCAAATCCTGCGGTACTAGAGAAAGTGAACAGAGAGCTAGAAGCAGTAGCTCTTCTTGATAACTCACTTCGTGTTATCCAGCAGGAAGGTGTAGCGGCTGCGCAGCTTATTGAAGAATATAAGCAAGCAGAAGCGGAAGGTGTCTTTGATGCCGAAGAAGACGCTGACGAAGAATAAGAAGGTGTGTCAGAATGGATGAAGAAAATTTCTTAGACATTTCTGACGAAGACTTTGAGAAGATGGGGATGTATCCCCCGTCTTCTTCTGCTTCGGAAGAAAGCGATACAGACGATTCACTTGATGAAAGTGATGAACTAGACCAAGACGAGTCTTTAGAAGAAGAACCCCAAGAAGATTCTGAGACAGATGAAGATGATGAGGACGATGACCAAGACGAGGGCGAAGCCGAGTCGGAAGGTCAAGAGGACGAAGAATCTGAATCTGATGATGAAGAAGAAGACTCAGATAACGAAGACGAAGAACAGGAAGAAGAAAACGAAGCTAATGATGATGCTAAGTCGGAAGCTGAAAAGTTCTACGCTAAGTTAACCTCTCCTATTAAAGCTAATGGCAAAGAGCATGTAATAAAAGATGCTGATGAAGCTGAACGCTTAATTCAAATGGGTATTGGCTATACTAAACGTTTAGAAGAGCTAAAACCTGCTAGACAGCTATTTAAAACCTTTGAACAACATAATATGTTGGATAACGAATCAATAAGCTTTGCTATTGATTTAGTACAAGGTAATAAAGATGCTATCTTGAAATTAATCAAAGATAAGGGTATAAACCCTTTAGATTTAGATACTGATGATAATATTGATTATAAATCCAGTGTAGAACTCGCTCCTGAGCAATCCGTGGATTTTGACGATGTTATTCACAGTATTAAAGATAGTGAGCATTACGATGCTACTATTAATATTGTCCGTAGTTGGGACGCAAAGAGCAAGCAAGACGTTTCAAACAACCCTGCTCAAATTGCACACCTTAATGAGCACGTAGCTAACGGTACGTATCAAAAGGTAAGTGCAGAAGTAGAGAAACTAATTGCACTCGGCAATCCTGACTTAAAGGCAATGTCGGAATTAGATAGATACAAAGCTGTAGGCAACTGGATGGCTCAAGAAGGTCGCTTAGCTCCACCTAGCGCAAGTGGACAAAGTACTACTGACGAGGGCGAGAAAGTACTACCGAAAGCAGGTAATAAATCTAATCCAAAAACTGCGAAGAAAAAGAAGGCAGCGGGAGTACCCCGTAGCAAAGCCAAAGTTTCTTCAAAAGCAATTAACCCGTTAAATATGTCGGACGAAGAGTTCGAGAAATTTGCGAGTAAATACTCATAGGTTTTTGAATTATGACTATGCAATATAAAGACCCTGCTGGTGGCACTCCATCCACTATGGGCGCACAAATGAATGACTTCTTCTATAAGAAGAAGGCTCTCGTTGAAGTCGCTAAGACGCAATACTTCGGTCAGATGGCTGACTCTACCAATATGCCTAAGCACTTTGGTAAGAAAATCAAAATGTACCATTATCTACCTATGCTAGATGATGCGAACATTAACGACCAAGGTATTGATGCTTCTGGTGTTACCACTACCCGTCAAGTAACGATTGAACTTGTACCAGCAGGTTTGACCGAAGCTTCCAACGGTATGACCAACTACTTTGCTGTAGGTGAAGGTGCTTCTGACGCTGCTGCACTAGCTGCTGCTAAGACTAAAGCGGAAGGTATTCTTTCTGCACTTGGTTTGCTTACTACTGATTACGCTACTTCTAAATCTGCCCTTGAAGGTGATGGTTGGGAGTTCCGTGAACATGAAGCAGTACCAGTATCTGGTAACCTTTACGGTTCATCTAAAGATATTGGTTATATCCAAGGTAAACTACCTCTACTTGGTGAGAATGGTGGTCGAGTTAACCGCGTTGGCTTCTCTCGTCGTGAAATCGAAGGTACTATCGAGAAACTTGGTTTCTTTGATGAGTATACTAAAGAGTCTCTAGACTTTGATTCTGACGAAGAGCTTGAAATGCACATCAACCGTGAAATGTTGAACGGTGCGAACGAAATCGTTGAAGACATGCTTCAAATCGACCTACTTAACTCTGCTGGTGTTGTACGTTTTGCTGGTGAAGCTTTGGCTGATGACGAAGTTACTGGTGAAGGTTCAGCTATCTCAGAAGTTCAGTATGACGATCTAGTTAAGCTGTCTATCCGTCTTGACCTTAACCGTGCTGACAAGCACACCACCATCATTGCTGGCTCACGCATGAATGACACTCGTGTTATCCCTGCTGCCCGTTATATGTATGTTGGTTCAGAGCTTCTACCTACGCTTGAGCGTATGACTGATTACCATAACGAACGTGCTTGGATTCCAGTTGAGAAGTACGCACAAGCAGGTAACGTTGCTCGTGGTGAAGAAGGTTCATGCGGTAAGTTCCGTTTCATTGTAGTTCCTGAAATGATGCGTTGGGCTGGTGCTGGTGCAGCAGTATCTAACAATGAAGGTTACTACGAAACTGATGGTGCATATGACATCTTCCCAATGCTTGCGGTAACTAACAAGTCATTCACTACTATCGGTTTCCAAACTGACGGTAAGACTGTTAAGTTCAAAATCAAGCACGTTAAACCTGAGTCAGAAACTTCGTATGGTTTCCATGACCCGTTTGGTGAAAAAGGCTTCATGTCTATCAAATGGTACTATGGTTTCATGCCATTACGTCCAGAGCGTATTGCTCTAATCAAAACAGTTGCTCGTATGTAATACTTGCAGCTAAACTACTAAGGTGGCTTTCGAGCCACCTTTTTTAATTAACAAGGTGATTTACCTATGAGTGATAAAACTTTAGACCCAGAACAGCAAAAAGCGATGCGTGAAGATTTAGAGAACCAAGCACAACTACTTGGTGTGGATTTTCGTCCTAATATCTCTGATGAAAAACTAGCGCAACGTGTTAAAGCTGCGAAAGAGGGCAGCCAAGAACAAGGCGACACTGATAGTGATGAACCCACTAAAGTAAAGACTTCCCCAAGCGTTAAGCTTGTACCACAGGAAGAGCTTAAGATTGGTGAGAACATTACTAAGATGGAAATGCGTAACAAAGCGAAGCAACGTGTACGTGTACAGGTTAGCTGCCTAGACCCTGCTAAGAAAGATTGGCAAGGCGAAGTACTTTCCATTAGTAACCGCTATATTGACGAATCAATGTTTGTTCCTTTTGATGTGCCATGGCATTTACCTATTGCTTTGATTAAGATGATACAAAGCAAGCAGTATCAACAATTCCGTACTCGTAAAGATAAGTTTGGTAATACGACACGTTACGGAATTAATGTACCTGCCTTTAACGTTACGTTCTTGAACCCTCTTACTGAGGATGAGCTACAAGGACTAGCGAAGAAACAAATGGCTAGAGGAACAGAAGACTAATGAGCAATTTACCGACTGATGTAACAATACCTGATATTGACTTAGATACTATTACCACAGGACAAGATGGTGGTGATGGTATCTTTGACCGTTTTTCCCGTGTTATGGAGCATAAGCTATTAGACCAGTTTAGTGCTGAGCGTATTAGCTCTTCTAACTATGGTGAGTATTACGTTCAAATGTTGCTAGGTATTATGCAACAGTCGGTACAATTCGCACTTACTAAAGATAAAGCAGAATATGACGCTGCTTTATCTTTACAATCTATCTTTGCAAGCCAAGAACAACAAAAACTAACAGAAGCGCAAACTGGACAAGTTACTGCACAAACTGCACTTACTGGTAGCCAAAAAGACTTAGTAGATGCACAAGCTACTTTAATACCAAGTAATAAGGCACAGATAGACGCAGAAGTACTTAGAATTGGTGCTCAGACTACTAAGATAAATAAAGATGGTTTATTAGTAGAACAACAGACTGCTAATGCTCTTACGCAAAATCAGCAGTTAGAAAAAGAGATTCTTCGTATTGTTGCACAAACAGCAGGTATAGAAGAGACTACTGCGTTAACTACTGCCCAAATCTCTAAGCTAGTAAAAGATGAGGCATTAGTAGACCAGCAAATTTTAAAACTAGAGCAAGATGTTTTAGTTAGTAGTAAGCAAGTAGAGGTGATGACGCAAGAGATTGCCCGTTCAGTACAGCAAATAGTTAATTTGCAAAAAGAAGCAGATAACTTAACTGCACGTACTGCTTTACTTGGTAAAGAAGAAGACTTGATGGATAAGAAAATCCTTCGTGAAGACGATGAGATTGCCTTAATCAAGCAGCAAAAACTTAAGTTAGTTGAAGATACCGCACAGGTAACTGAACAGACTAATTTAATTGGCTCTCAAATCACTAAAGCTGCTAAAGAAGTAGAAGTGATGAGCCAACAAATTCTACAGTCAGTTGCCGAAACTTCACGAGTAGATGCGCAGACTGCTCTACTAGCGCAAGAACTAGTTAAACTAGGTAAAGATATTCTAGCTATTGAGCAACAAATTCTAGTGGCTAAAGCACAAGAAGATAAGCTACAGAAAGACCTAGACGTAGCAGACTCGTCTATTGCATACCAAGGTGCTCAAACAGCGTTACTAGGTAAACAAGAGTTACAGATAGTAGCTGACACAGCTAAAACCAACAAAGAAACTGAGTTACTTACTGAACGTGTCGCAGAAGCAGCACAACAAGTTATTAATGTAACTAAGACGTTGGATAAGATTAATGCTGAAATTGCTCTCCTAGAGCAGAAGACAACGTCAGAGCTAGGTCAGACAACTGATAGCACTGGTGGTATCCTTAAAGCGCAGCAGGAGCTATATCAAGCCCAGAAGAAAGGGTTTGAAGATGACTCTATACGTAAAGGTGTTAAAGCAGCTTCTGATGTATATGCTATTGCTAAGTCTAATGACCCATCAGCAGTAAATGACCCTGTTAATATGTTAACTGTGCTTGAAGAAGCGTTGGCTAAACTAAGTTCAAATATAAGTGGAACTTAATGGGAATATTTTCCAGCAAGACAGTAGTACAGGTTGCAGCGTCTGTTACCCCTTTGGTGACAGACCGACCTAACTTAGCAAGAGTTGGTGTATTAAAAGCAATATTCGGTAATACGGATATTACTTCTACTATGCTGACTACAATGCTTGCTGGATATAATATCGAACCCAACCGCATATATAACTTTGCTAAAGATACTAATAATTATTTTCTTGGATTGCCTGCAAGTACAAAGCCTGAGCCTGAACCAAAACTAGATGCAGTAGAATCTATAATATTGGCTTATGAAAATAAAACAATAGCTGATGTTAGTGTTAATGATGTTGTTTATCGTACCCCTACAACAGAAGACCGTGCAGCTTACTTATTACAAAGTGTAGGTACTTATGACCCAGAAAATGAATGGTATACTGCGCTCCCTAATTTAAGTAATGGTTATGTTGGTATTGTAGGTGATATAGCAGAGCTAGAGCTTAACCCTCCCGGCAGTAGAGAAGAGATTGGATGGTTAGCTCCTAATGAATTTGCTTACACTTATGAAATAACTAGGTTTGACCCTGACAATAGAGCTGAGACAGAAGAAACAGTAAGTTTGGTTATACGGACAGATGCTGTAGATACTTCTTTAGTTCGTGATTGGGGAAGTCCTTGTTATATTGCAAAATACACAGTACGTATTGACGGTTTTTACAATGAAGACCGTATTTTTGTGTACGACCCCAACACAGACATTTACCCTGAGTTAGACATATTCCCTGATTTAGTTAGAGAAGGGGAATACATGCCTGTAGTACCACTACGGCTTAACAAAGAGTTTATTACGGAAGATGGTGACCCTAGTTCTGTCTATACAAAAAACATAGACCAAATAGACCGTTTGTTAGAGTTAATAACTCTAAATAGAGAAGACTTACAGGAAAACTTAGCAACTAATCCTGATATAGACGACATTCAAGCATCTTACATAACTTTCTCTATTCCTATTGGGCTAGACTTTGATTTAAATGCTGAAGAGAAACAAGGGACATTAGAATACCTTGAAAGGTATTTTTATTATTTATTAACACAACAAAAGTTCGATAAAGACGCTTACCTAGCTGATACTGATTTATATAATGCAATAAGTGTTAGAGATGGTGGTTTAAATACTTACCTTCATTGGAACTACATAGAAATTTATGATGGTACTTATGACTCTGAATCTCTTAAATATCGTTTAAAGTGGGAACTAGAAACAGAAGATATTAATGCAGCATGGTTTCAGTTTACTTTCTATAACGATGATGGTTTAAGATTAGAGGTACATGACCACAATACCCAAACATGCACAGTAATACATGTAAGAGGTCTGTATCATATCAGTGATATTTACAAAGGAAAGCAGGAAGTAACCAGAGTAGTTGATGCTTTCCACCCTGTAGAAGAAAAGAGAACTAACGGTTTTTTCATACCTCTTAATTACAACATACTGAGACAACTACCCAATGCTAAGCAAACAGCAGTAGCACTAGATTCCTTGTCTTTGGTTAATTACGCAGTACAGAAGACTAAAGTTA